ATTTTTAAATAAATATAGTGTATCATTAATAATTCTTGAATATTCATAATTTGAAGAAAATTGTATTGTTAAATTATATGTTTTTTCGGTAAATATTAATGTTTTTACAGATTCTTTCATATTTGATAAATTTATATTATTTTTATCATAATATATATAATATAATTCATCATTTAATAAATATTTTTTTAACCATTTTTCCAATATCGTATTTTTAAAAAAATTATTTTCCATATTTTTTGGTATTGAATTAATTAATGAAGGTAAAATATATGTTATAATTGATTTTATATTAACTGATATTTTATCTATCCACGAATTATTGAATTTTTTATTTATTAGAAATCCTTTTATCGAATGTTCCAATAAATATTTATGATTAATTATTTCTGAAATTGTATCTAAATCAATATAATTACAATATGGTTCTTCTGTTAATTTTTCTAAAGCCGGATCCATTACTCTATTTAATAATGATTTGTGTGAATAAAATAGATTTTGATATTTCAAAAAAAAATTAATTGATGGAAATAATCCAGATTTGTTTTTCATATTCAAATCAAATCCATAATTTAATAATTTGTTATTCATTTTTGTAATTAAGTTTTGTCTCGGCTTTGTAATTGATAATAAATAATTTGGTTCATTTTTTTCATTTTCATAATTATTATAATCTAATGCAAGCTTCCAATAATTTTCTAAATTAAATTTTTGTCCTCTAAAAAAATATTTCCATGCAAAATAACAATTAGAAAATTTCATATTATGATGATAAATAACTCCATCCATAATTAATTTTTCTATATTTGAAGGTAATAAATCAAATGAAATAACTTTCAATTTTTTCCATTTTATTTCTGGAAATGATGGAATTGCAGTTAATTTCGTTAAATCAATTTCTTGTGGAATTTTGAATAAAGATCTCATTTTTTTATAAATTATTTCTGAATTTATTTCGGATTCAAAAATATTTTCTATATTAATTTTTGATCTTTTATCCATTGAATAAATAAATCCATTTTCATCAATTAATTGTATTAAATCATTCGTTGAACAATTTATATCAATAAATACTTTTTCAACATCTGGGATTATTATTTGCAATTCTTTAAAAAATTGCATAAACTTTAATTTTAATTTTTGTTTCAAGTCAATCTTGCATTTAAATATAAATTCCTTAATTTTTAATTTTTGATTAGTAACTGGTATATGAAATTCTTTAAAAGATTCTCCATTGAAATCAATTTCTAATTTTGTCAAATTATTTAATTCAAATAAATTTGATAAATTAATATGAAATGGATCATGTATTTTTAATTCTGTTAATGAATTTGGAAATAAAGATTTACAATTAAAAGAATTTAAAGATAATTCTAATTCCAATTTTCTTAAATTATTATTAAATAAAAATGTTAAATCATTTGTGTAATTTGTATATAAACATGAAAAATTGATTTGCTCTAAATCAAATTCAGAAAAATCAATTTCTTTAATTTCATTAGATAATCTTATTGTTATATCCATTTTTGATCCTATTTTATCTTGTATTGGTAAATGATATAATTTAATATTTTTAGTTAAATTTTTATCATCAAAAATATAATAAAAATCGAATAAGAAATTTCCAACCCAAGAATCATTTGGTATTAATATTATATCGCTAATTGATTGATATGATAATATTAATTTATAATATTCTAATACACTAGAAAATGCTTTATGCCATTTCTTGCAAACTCTTGATAAACAATTTAATCTTTTCAATAATTTTGGTATATTTCCAAAACAATCTTCAATTAAAAATCGAATTAATATTGGTATAATAGAAGTTTCTTTTTGATTTATTAAAAAATCATTTCCATTTTTAATTTTAAGTAAATTATTTAATAAATATAAAATATTTTGTTCTTTATCAGAATTTTTAAATAAACTTTCATAAAATATTTGAGTTTTATCATATAATAATGCTTTTTCATTTAAATCTATTTCTTTTTTCAATTTTTTTGGTTCTATTTCTAATTTTTTAATATCATCTCTCAATCTTTTTGATTCTTTCTTTATATTAATTTGAAATTCTAATTTTTCAATAATTTCTTTTTCATCTTTGATTTTCATCAAATTTTCTAAACCACCATTCATTATTTCATTGTTTTTATAAATCATAGGCAAAACTCTACTTCTTAATTCAAAATTTCTAATTAAAGGAACAAATAAATTATTTGGGCGAATATATTTGCTTGTTTCAATTTCATTTGTTTTTTTATATGGTAGAAACTTAATAATGCTCATCTTGTTCCTTTAATAAATTTGAGAATCTTTTAATCAATACTTTATTATTAAATCATTTAATAATATCAATTAAATCGAAAATTTTAAATCATTTAAATATATTAACAAAATCGAAAAAAGTTCAAATTTAAATAAATAAGTTTATTAAAGATAGTTTAAATAATTTTGAATGTAAATTTTGAAAATTTGTAATAAAATCAATAAATGTATTTTTATATTTTAAAATAAAGTTATTTTCTTTTTCTGAAAATTTTTCCAATTCATTTTTTGAAGTTTTTAATATAATAAACAATAATTTTTCATATTCTAATTCATTTTCTATATCAAAGTTAAATGAAATTTGTAATATCTATCTGATAAATTATAAATTTCTAAACATAATTTAGATTCAGATAATAGATTCGAAAAAAATGGAAATAAATCGCTTAATATAATGAATATATCAATGGAATTTTGACATTACCTTTATAAGTATTATCATAAAATTCATTATTTCTTTTTGTAGCATTATCTGGATAATTTAATTTTCAAAACTTAATAAATCGGATATTATACACTTTTTATAAAAATACTAGAATTAAATTATTATTTTCTAAATCATTTAATTTTAAATCATTTAGTTTTTTCAAATTATTTATAATTCTTTATATAATTCTTTAATTTTAAAAAAATAAAAAAAATGTATCATTCATATTTCATAAAATATGGAATCAAAATCAATGGAAACAGATAATAATAATAATAATAATCTACCTATAAAAAAGCAAACTTATGATGTTTTGGAAGGAAAAGTATTAAAAATACAAGTTAATGAAAATTCATTTGTTGAATTGTGTGATGTAATGCCTCGAATTGTAGAAGTTGGTAGAACAGCTGATAATCAAATTGTAAAAGCTGCAAGAACTTCAACAGGAAATGCAGAAAAAAGCTTAACTGAAGATGAAACTTTATTAAGATATTTAAAGAGAAATAGACATAGTAGTCCAGAAGAAATGGCAGAAGCACAATTCTTAATACAATGTACTATTGTAGATGCTCGACAAATTTTAAGACATCGTACAGCAAATGTTAACGAATATTCTTTAAGATATTCAGAAGCTTTGGATTTCTTTTATGTTCCTGATGAAAATCATATTTGTAAACAAACTATTGCAAATAAACAAGGAAGTGATGAAAAAGTTGATCCAGAAATCGCTAAAGAATTTCAACAAAGATTAAAACAACATTTTGATAAAGGATATGAAAATTATAAATGGGCTTTAGATAAAGGAATTGCTCGTGAAACTTCTAGATATTTTATGCCAGTTGCAAGTTATACACGATTTTACTTTAAGATGGATTTAAGAAATCTTTTTCACTTTTTATCACTTCGAATGGACAAACATGCTCAAAAAGAAATTAGAGAAATAGCAGATGCTATGTATGAGTTAATTAAACCAGTATTTCCTATGAGTTGCAAAGCATTTGAACATTATCAATTTGAATCAATGCAATTAACTCAACTTGATATTACTTCAATTCAATCAAAAAAATCAGATTTAATTGGAACTAAAAATAAGAGAGAAAATAGTGAATATGTTGAAAAATGCAAAATTCTTGGATTAAAATATGAAGATGAAAAACAATCAAAAGAATCCAAATTAATTTAATTTTTTTTAACTTAAATAAATTAGTGGAATCGTCATCTATATTTTTTGTTTTCAATTATTGTTCATCACGTGGTAAAAATTGTAGGTAAAAAGTGATTTATTGGATATAATTTTCTTATTTTATAGTAATTCTTAAAGAATATCTTACAAAGTGAGTAATAATGGAAAAGTTTAATGAGATCTTGAGTAATAATCGAAAAATGAATGGATGGACGATAGGAAAATGGATACATGATATGCCACAAAAGTTTTCAAATTTTAAGGATGAAGAATTTTTCATATGTTTACAAAGAAAATATCCTAAATTGATTGAGAAAACACCAAATGAATTAATTAATATTATAATTTCCAAAGAACAATTCTGCACAAATTCTTTAGGAATCATTTATGATTATTTCTCACCACAATAAATAATTATCACAAAATGAATATTATAATTCATTTCATAATAAATTAAATTTTATTATTATTATATTTATCAAATCGAAATGTTGTTAATTAATAATAAATTTTATTTTTCAGTAATAGAAATTAGCTTTTCTTTATTATATTAAAATATATGCTAAAATTAATTCCAAAAGAATATATTTCTTTAAAATTAATTCCAAAAGAATCATCAAAATCCATAAAAAATAAAAATTTATCTAAAAATTTATCGGATATGGAAGAATTTAAAATAGATTCAATTTGGAGAGATTATAAAGGAAATTTATATCAAATAAAAGGATTTTGTGTTTATGAAGAAGATTCAGAACCTTGCATATTATATACTAATTATTGTCCATTAGATTCAAAAATATTATGTAAAAAAATAAAAAATTGGATAAAACCAATTGAATATAACAATAAATTGCAATCAAAATTCTCATTAATACAATAAAATTATTTTTTTGAAAAATTCTCAAGTCCACATGATGTCCTTTTTCTTTTTTCCCCCGACCTCCCCGACGTTTCTTACATATTGATTGGATTTAAATACCAATGAAATTTCATTCCGACTCTATTTTTAGCAGTGCTGTTCAAGTTGAATTTATATATTTAGAATTTTTTTATATGGAAACCATTAAGATTTATTATAAAAATATAAAATTTCACTTAATTTTGCTTAATTTTACTCAAAAATTAGATAGTTTTATTGAAATTATATAGCATAAATTTTAGATTTCATAATAAATTTTGATTCAAATTTTAGGTTTTATAAAAATTTTAAATCAATTTTTTGACTTTATAGAAAAAGTGAAAAACTTTATAAAAATATAAATCAAAATTATTAAATTCAATTTTCTGGAGTTTTATCCATAATTTTATTAACATCATTGTTTTATTATAAAAAAACATAGAAATTATATTAAAATGAAGCATTTATTCAAAGTTTTTATTTAGAGACTCATTTTTAAGAAAATCTTTACAATCTTTTCGAAAATTTATTTTTTAAAAACAATTTTTACTTTTTGGTATATATTTTTTAAAAAACTTTTTTTCAAAAATTGTTTTTTAAAATTTCTCATCAACTATTTTCTTAAGCTCTAACTTTTTTAAAAAAACTAAATTCGATCTGTTCGTCAAATTACTTTTTAAAGAAAATTGTTAAAAAATCATTTTATAAACAAATTATGGAATAAATCCCTAAATTTTGATTATATTGTAGTTTTTACAATATTTTGAAATCTCTTCGATTTATTTTTTAAGGGAAATATCCCACTTTTTTGAAGATCAAATTTTCCAAAATTTAAGAAAATAAACTTTAAAGTTTTATTAAAAAAAGTGATTTTATTTAAAAATATATTGCCTTTTTAAAAATTAATCCCTTTGGGATAGCTTGCAATGTGGGCAGAATTCTGTTTGGAAGTACTTTTATAAAAATTGGATTTCTGATTAAAATCACTTTTTAAAAAATTGGATTTCTGGTTGGAAGCACCTTTTTAAAAAATTAATCCCTTTGAGATAGCTCAGAATGTGAGTAGATTTCTGGTTGGAAGCACTTTTAGAAAAATTAATCCCTTTGAGATAGCTCACAATGTGAATAAGTTTTAGTATAAAAATGATTTTTAAAAAAATCATTTATACTTAAAAATAGTTTTAGATTGTTACAAAAATCAATTTTTAAAATTTGGATTTTAATATGAAAACATTATTTAAAATTTTGAGATTTATAAAAAAACCAACTATTTGAAATTTTGGTTTTATAAAGAAAGTAGTATATCTTCAAAAAAATATTAGTATTCAATTTTTTAGATTTTATAATAAAAGAACAATTTAAATTTTTGGGTTTCATAAAAAAAGTAATAATTTTGTTTAAAAATTATTTCATTTGAAATTTTAGTTTTTACAATAAAAGTACAATTTGAATTTTTAGCTTTCATAAGAAAACATTAATTCTTTTTGAAGATTGATCATTTTGAAAAATCAGGTTTTAATAGAAAAGTGCAAATCAAAAATTTAGACTTTATGAAGAAAGTGAGATTCAAAATTTTAGATTTCATAAAGAAATTTGTTTAATTTTTTTTGATTTTGAGAGAAAAATAGGTTTTTTATGAAATATTTATATAAAATTAAAAAATATTGTTTTATAATAAATTTTATTTTTTGAATTTTATTTTCTGGAATTTTATCCACAATATGTAATTTATTTTTCAAAATAATCTACTTGAGATATGTTCTTTTAATAATTAATGAATTTTATCCATTTTTTGTTTATGTAAATATTTTTAAGGAAAATCTTTACAATCTTTTCGAAAATAATTTTTTTAAAACAAATTTTACTTTTTATATATATTTTTAAAAAAACTAAAAAGTAAAAATTGTTTTTAAAAATTTCTTATAAACTATTTTCTCAAGCTCTAACTTTTTTAAAAAAACTAAATTCGATCTGTTCGTCAAATTGATTTTCTAAAAAAATTATAAAAAATATTGATGAATTCAAAATTATGGAACAAACCCCTAAAATTTATTTATATTGTAAAAACTACAATATTTTAAAATCTCTTCAATTTATTTTTTAAGGGAAATATTCCACTTTTGGAGTTTAATAAAATATCAAAATTAAGAAAATAAATTTATAAAATTTTATTATAAAAAACTACTTATATTATGAGCTATCCCAAACTGATTAAATTTATGAGAAAGTAATCTTCTTTTAGTATATTATTGTATTTAATTTTTAAAAAATTAGTGCTTTAAGATAACTCACAATGTGTTTGAAAGCACTTTTATAAAAAATTGTATTTAATAAAAAACTGTTATTTAAAAAAAATTGGTTTTAGTTTAAAAAATATTTCAAAAAAATATTTTATATATGAAAGTACTTTTATAAAAAATCATCTTTTTTGAAGATACAACTAAACTTTTACTAGAAAATATTATTAAAAAAAATGGATTGTTGGAAAGTAATCTTTAAAAATAGGGTTTTTTGATTGAAAGCACTTTTATGAAAAAATAGATTTTATATAAAACCGTTATTTAAAAAATTGGTTTTAGTTTAAAAATCATTTTTAAAAAATTGATTTATATGTGGAAGTACTTTTTAGAAAATTAATATTTAAAGAAGATTCAATTAGATTCTTACTAAAATCATTATTGAAAAAATTGGTTTCTTTAAAAAACAATTCTTTAAAATTTAAGTTTTCATATGAAAGCACTTCTAAAATTTTGGGATTTATAAAAAATATTGTTCTTTAAAAAAAATGATTTTATAAATAAACCACCAAATTTCATGTTTTTTTATAAAAAAAGTGATAATTATTTAATAATGGATTTTGTTTAGAAGCACTTTTAAGAAAATCAATTCTAACCGCAAGTATGGATAAAATCACTTTTTAACTAATTCAAAAGAATCTAAATCATTTAGATATTTATAAATGAAATGTATATTTCATAATTATTTTTTAAATTTATATTTTAAAGAGAATTATTGATTTTAATTAATTTAGAATATAAATAATTTATATATAAATGATTTAATAAAATATAAATGATTTAGTTTCATTGAAACATATTCTTTTGAAATTATTTGTATTTTAAATAATTATTTTATATTTTCAATTTTTTTGATAATTTACGTAGTTTCTTTTAGAAGTAAATCATTTATAAAATATTAAATGATTTATTTAATAATTATATTTTTCATATTTTGAATAAAATTGAAATAATTCCATTTTATAATAAAATTAAAATTATTTAAAATCCTAAATGATTTAAAATCTTAAATGATTTAATAATAATATTTATTTTGAAATAATATTTCATAAAATAATATTTCAAATTATTCTTTTTTGAAGTCAAAATTATTAATTCTTATAAATCATTTATATTTTATAAATCATTTATATTTTATAAATCATTTATATTTTATAAATCATTTAATAAATAAATTAATTGATTTCAAGAAATAATTTATGAATTGTATATTTTTTAAAAAATTAATATCTAGATTTATAAATCATTTATTTTTTATAAATGATTTAAATAATATTAAATATTAAATAAT